GCGGCTAGAAAATACTTGCAGGCTCGTTCGGCTAACTACATCAACCAGGCGAGGGCAAGAGAAAGGTTGATTTACGGTGACTGATTATCGCACGATGGGTGCGCACCAGATTAACAAGTGGCTATGGGCAAAGCTCAAGGACTTCGAATACAAGTCCGGGGTTAATGCTTTCGGAGCTTATGGTACGGGCACAGGACAGAAGAATCTGGTCCCAATCATCCCGACCCAGCAGCAGCCACAGTTCCTTGATATCGCTGGTGGGGCTCCCTTTCTCGTGTACAACTACATTGTCTCGTCATACGCCTCTGAATGGTGGCTATGCCGTGAGCAGTGTGCCTATGTCATTTACGACAATGACGAGGAAAGACTGCGGGCTATTCATGGATACATGGTTGACCTGCTAAGGCGAATGGATTGGACAGCCCGCGATGTGAATGCATCAGAGACCACGGACAAGCGATTCGACTTTAAGTACGTACAGCTTACCAGCGCTTCTGGACCTGATGAATTCAGTACCGAGGGTGGCCGTACAGGAGCCATGGTAGTCGTTAATTACGAATACACCATGGACATGAAGACAGATAGCTCTGGTCTAAGGGTTTAGAGTTTGCTTTAGAATTTAGGCGACGGTATTATACTCATATAGAGGAAGTGCCTAGCCAGCACACATATAACTTTAATGGAGGTGACATTTCAAAATGGCATATCAGGTACGTAACATCATCATCGGTGCGGCAGCGCTGTACATCTCGAAGAGTGACAGTACAACGTCTAACTACACCGCCCCAACTCTGCCAACCGCTCCAGGCGCAGGCCAGAGCTTTTCGACAGCTCTAGATGGCGCTTCTACTGACTGGCGTCACGCAGGATTCACGACCGAGGGTCTTGAGATTTCCTACGAGCCAGACTTTGGAGACGTTGAGGTTGACCAGCTTCTTGACTCGGCTAAGCTTTTCAAGCAGTCAATGAAGGTAACCGTCAACACGACTCTCGCTGAGGCTTCCCTAGAGAATCTTCTTGTCGCGTGGGGTCAGAGTGCAACCACTCTTACTTCTAGCGGTACCGAGAACACTCTTGGAATTGCGGCAGGTGCTCTAGGCGACGAGCCTGTAGAGCGTTCCCTAGTAGCCGTTGGTCCTGGACCACGCGCTGCTGATGGTGCGAAGCGCGAGCGTATTTACCACGCCCGTCGAGTTCTTTCCGTTGAGGCTTCGGCTCACAGCGTAAAGCGTAACGAGGCGACGGTATTCCCAGTAGCGTTCCGTCTGCTACCAGACCCTAACTTCGCAGGCCAGGAGTACGGCGTAATCCGCGACCGTAACGTCTGAGCGAACTAAAAGTCTTGTTGAGGGCCCCCGGCATTTTGCCGGGGGTCTTTCATTTTGCGATTACCCGTTTTCATGGTAAGATATAATCAACTGGAAGGAAAGGTTTATTTAATGGCAACAACGGTTTACACCACCGAGGAGATTCAGCTACAGGATGACTCCAAGGTAACTCTGAGGCCACTCACCATCAAGGCTCTGCGCAAGTTCATGACTGTCATGGAGGGTTTCGCGAAGGCTGAGAATGACGAGGAGGGCTTCGAGGTTCTTTTGACAGCGGCGGCTTTGTGTGTTGCTAAGCAGCGCCCAGATTTTTACGACGCTGAGGCAGGTAAGGCCACTGAGGCTTTTGAGGACGCGGCTGACATGCCGACCATCTATAAGATTCTGGACGTGTGTGGAGGCGTTAAGCTGAACGACCCAAATCTTCTAGCGATGGCAGCGGAAGCACTTGGGAAGAACTAGACCTCGCCAAACTTGAGGCGGAGGTTTTTCTTCTGGGCATGTGGAAGAATTTCGAAGAGCTTGAGGACAATCTAAGCATTAACGAAATCGAGGTTCTTCTCGATGCATCTAGAGCGCAAGAATATGAAAAGCAGAAGTTCGCTGCCGCTCTCAAGGGTATCGACCTGGACGAGAAGTCTGGGAAGTCTGGAAACGACGATACACCAACATTCGAGGATATCAAGCGTAGGGCCGAAGCAAAGGCTCGGGGAGTCTCAGAAGACCAGCTTGCATTCGCGGATATCGGAATCGCCGTGGTTGAAGAATAAAAATAGGGACTGACTAAAATAGACAACATTCAAATTCGGTTTAGTGCTTCGGCAAACTTCGCACCAGTTTATGCCGAAGTAACTCGCCTGAACCAGCAGCTCGCGCTTATGCAGCGACAGTTGGCAGCAGGTCTAACGCCAGGTAAGTTGAACGATACTCGTACAGCTTTCCGTTCGGCGGTACAAGGTCTTAACGATTTCCACGTTGAGGCCGTTCGAAACGTGTCCGCAACTGCGGCAATGACCGAAGCACTAACCAAGAATGAAGTCTCGATTGTTCGTGCCTACAAGTCCCGCAAGATTTTTAACGATATCTTGCGGGAGCAGCTTGCCTTGCAGAAGGCCACCACCGTGCAGTGGTCCCAGAACGCTATGGGACAGACACGCGCGGATATGATTGTTCCTCGTGGAGTCAACGCAAATGTTGATGCTCTAACGAGGTCTTTTAGCACTAACCTAAAGGCGCTCAACCCGCTCAAGTTCCGCACGGCTGAGTTCGGTGAAGCAGCGCGGGTTATGTCTACTCGTATTGCCCTAAGCACCCAGGTTCTAGCCTCCAGTTCCCACATGATGATTAACTGGGGTAAGAATGTCCAGTGGGCCGGTCGTCAGCTTATGGTTGGTTTCACCGTGCCATTCATGGCCTTTGGTGTTGCAGCCGGTGCTGCCGCTTATCAGGTAGACCAGCAGCTTACTCGTATCGCTAAGGTTTATGACACCACCGCAAAGAGCGCGGCGGGCAAGCAGGTAGAGCTAGACCAGCTTCGTGCCTCGTCCATGGATATGGCCACTCAGGCTGCCAAGCGTTATGGTGTCGCCATGAAGGATACCCTCGGCGTAGAGGCCGAACTAGCCGCAGCCGGTCACAAGGGCAGCGACCTAACCACCGGCACTGCGGAAATTATGCGTGCCTCCACCCTCGGTGAGCTTGATTACCAGCAGACTGTAAAGGCGTCTATCGCCCTCCAGTCCATCTATGGGTACAACACCAAGGAGCTTGGTGACGCCTTTAACTACATGAACTCCCTAGAGAACGCGACGAACCTATCCATGCAGGATATGGTTGACACAATTCCGCGTGCCTCGGGAACCCTAAAGCAGATGGGTGTTAGCCTCCAGGACACTGGTGTCCTTATGGCTGCCATGAAGTCGGCGGGTATTGAAGCTGCCCAGGGTGCTAACGCCCTAAAGTCGGGTATGAACCGAGTCCTTAACCCTGGTAAGCAGGTTGTTGAACAGCTTGCCGATATTGGTATCAATATCAAGAAGGTCGTTAAGGATAACAATGGTAACTTCTACAAGATTATCGAAGACCTATCGACTCAGATGGAAGGTCTGGACCGAGTAACCAAGGGTAAGGCAATTGGTGCCCTATTCGGTACCATGCAGATGAACCGTATTACGGCCATCATCGATGCCATGGGCAAGGTCCACGACGAAACCACCCAGGTTGGTCGTGCATACAAGGTAGCTCACCAGAACGCAGAGCAGTGGGGCGCAACTGCCGCAGGCGAGATGGCCCGTATTCAGGCTTCCGCATCCGGTAAGTTCAAGCGAGCCCTAGAGACCATTAAGTCCAGCCTCGCAGAAGCCGGTAAGCCGTTCCTTGAGATTGGTTCAACCGTTCTCGGCTGGATTGGCAAGGTAATCAGCGCATTCAATAATCTTGGCGGTGGAGCCAAGAAGGTTCTTGCTGCCATCATGCTATTCGGAGCCGTTGCTGGACCACTCATTATGATTGGCGGTCTTATCGCCAACATGTTCGGTCACCTGATGAAGGTCGGTGTGGCCATGGGTGGTCTAATGTCGCGCACCCGAATTATGACCGCAGAGCAGCGCGCCCAGCAGATGATGAGCGAGCGAAGCTCTCTCGCCTGGACCAACCAGGCTCACGCAGCGCAGGCTCTTTCCGGACAGCTCCAGGTTCTAACTACGAACCTTGAGCGTATGGCTGTTGCGCAGGCGCAGGCTAGCGGAACTGGAATTACCGGGTTCAGGTCTACTACCCCGAATTATGGTACGAACATCGGTGGTATTGGCCCGGCTGTTCCGACAGGTCCGGGATACCGTCAGACCGCTAACGGTCGTTACCAGAATGTTGCAACCGGACGCTTTGTAAGCGCAAGCGAGGCACAGGCTTATGCAGCCGCACAGGCAGCAGCCGCTCGCTCTACTCAGCAGCAGGCAACTAATGCAGCAGCGACCCGTCGTAGCTTCGGCGGAATTGTTTCTGCCGTTAGTGGAATTGCCCTAATGGGCTCGATGTTCGCAACCGCTTCCGGTCACGCTGGTGGAATTCTAACCACCATGACGAATGTCGCTCTGACTGCCGCAATGGTTGGTCCTCTACTTGTCAGTGGATTCAAGAAGGCTGCCGCAGCAGGTGCCCTAGCAGACGTGGTTTCTGCATTTGGTGTTGGTCGCCGCGCCGGTTCTATTGCTGGTCGCGGTGGAATCGGACAGCTTGCCTCGGGTCTTTCTGCGGCGGTTGGTCCTGCCCGTGTTCTTATGATGACCTTCCTGCGATTCGCGGGTGTTGTTGGTGTAATTGCTTCTGTCGGATTCGTCATCTACAAGATGGTTAACACCATGAACCAGATGAAGAAGGCCCAGGAGGATATCAATAGCTCTGCCGAGGCGTGGGCGGATGTCATGGGTTACGTATATTCCGAGGCCAAGGGAATCCAGACGGTTAACGGAAAGACCGTCAACAACTACGACGTAATGGCTGCCGCTATCCGTAAGGCAAAGCCGGGTCTGGCCGACATGCTCCACGCGCTTGGTGAGATGGAGAACAAGGAGCAGCTTATCAATGCTGCCATCCATGAGGGAATTAAGGCTCGCCAGACTGGTGCGTCTGCCTCCGCTGCCAAGAACGTTGTGGCCGCTTCTCTTCGCATTGGTGGGTTTAAGACCAATGAAATCGAAGACTTCCTTAAGTCAAAGAAGTTCAAGGCTATGATTGACTTCGATACTGATAAGAGCGTTCTCAAGACACAGGCCGAGGAGTATGCCAGGGATTTTGCGAAGATTGCAAATAACACCTCGGGTAAGCAGTCCAAGTGGGAGGGCTTCACCCGCATGTTCTCTGGCCGTGACGAGATTAATAACTCGGCCAAGGGTGCCGCTCAGGGAATGGCCAAGGAATTCTGGAACTCATTCAATGGCACCACCGACATGGCCAAGAAGCGAGACATTTTTAAGGGGCTTGAGACCGCTATTTCGAAGTCCCAGAAGAGTATGTGGGACCGCCTTGGAAATGACAATAAGAAGGACCTAAAGAAGTACGGTATTACCACGGCCGCGCAGCTACAGGAAGCCTACCGTGACGCTACCCAGATGGGCACTGCCGCCTTCACTGAAAAGTACGGTTTTGGTTCTATGGGTCCTCACGACACCCAGAAGAACCTCATGCAGGATATGCTCAAGAATTCCCTGGGAGACAAGACCTCTCAGATGGTCGGAAAGCAGGCGGGTGCCGAAGAGGAGCTTGCCCGTGCTATCGCCAAGAAGAATGGTGCCACCGACGAGGAACTAAAGAAGATTTACACCCTCAACGATGTTATGGGTGACCTTGACATGGCCACCACGTCAATTAAGCAGGCACAGGAGAATTACACCCGCGCCATGATGCAGGCTTCTTACCACATGGCTGGCATGTCTAAGCAGGAAAAGGAAGCCTACACCCTAAAGATTCTTAACCAGTACCGCGCAGCGGCGGGTCTGAGCAAGGCTACGTCTACCGAGCAGGGCTTCGGTGACGCGCTTCATGACACCACTGGTAAACTAAAGGATAACTCCGCCGCTCTCGCAGAGAACGCCATGTCAGCGGACGACTTCAATAATGCCCGCAAGGACGCCATGTCTAATGCTTCCAGTGCTGCATTCTCGCAGGCTGATGAGCTTTGGAACAGGTCGGCAGATGCTCAGGTCAAGGCAATTGAGGACCGTGGCGAGCGCCTAAGCGATGCTCTGGACAGGCGTTCCGAGAGGATGGACAAGTCCTTCGATGCTCGTCAGGAAAGCGCCGATAACCGTTTCGAGAAGCGCGAAAAGAACCTGGACAAGAAGTGGGACGGCATTATGGACCGCTTCGATGCTCGTTGGGACAAGCGCATCGAAAAGGAAAAGGCTGCCTACGACCAGAAGATTGACAACATCAAGAAGGCCATCAAGGCTGAGGAAGATGCCGAGGCTACTCGCCAGAAGATTTTCGAGGCTGAGAAGACCCGTCTAGAGCGCATGGCCGATATCGCTAACAAGCGTATCGACTTCAACATGGCCCTAAACACAGGTAACCTTGATGAGGCTGCGAAGGTATTCAACGATATTCAGTCCACCCAGGATTCCTGGACGCTAGACGACGCGGCGGGTCAGTCTGCTGATGCTTCTCAGCAGAAGATTGACGGCATGAACGGCAAGATTACCACTCTTGAGAATGCCCGCGATAAGCGTATCGAAACTCTCCAGAAGGTCGAAGAGGCTGAGAAGAAGGCTCTTGAGGCTAAGAAGGAGCGTGAGCAGGAGGCTCTAGCGGCCGAGAAGGACCGCTACATGAAGGCTCTTGCCGCCGAGCGTGAGCGTTACCGTAAGGGAATTGAGGCCCAGAAGGAAGCTATTCGTAAGCAGACCCAGGCCGATGCCGACGCAAAGCGTCGTGACCTAGAGCGTCAGAAGAGGACGCTCGATATGGAACTTGCTGCAATTAAGGCATCGACTCCTCGTAACAAGAAGGAATACGATGCCCAGATTAAGCAGATTGAGGGTGCTTACAAGAAGTACGGTATTCGCCTTGAGGGATATGGTGAGGACTGGACCAAGTACATTGGTGACAATCTTTCTTCCAACGTCAAGGCATCCGCAATGTCTCTACAGAACGATATTAAGTGGAAGTCGATTGGTAACTCCGTAACTCAGGACATGGTTGACGGTGGATTTAACATGACCACCGCCGAGTTCATGAAGTGGGTTACGACTGGTGACCTGCCAAAGAGCTACAAGGCTCCAAGCAAGCCAAAGACCCGTCACACGGGTGGTCCGGTTTCTGGTAACTCCAAGTACGACAACCGTGGTGGTCGTAACTGGGGAACTGGAATTCGTCGCGACGAGTCCATGATGCTTCTCAAGAATGACGAATTTGTCGTTAATGGAAATGCACACAAGGCTCTCGGAACCAGCGCCCTTGACCACCTGAACAAGACTGGTTCTCTGCCGGATGGTGGTCGAAAGGGCACCGGAGGCATTGGTGGACGTGGCCTAGGATTTGCTGGAGCTTTTGCAGCGGCTCTTGCCGGTTCGTTTGCTGCCGCTGCGGATGCTGCGGTAAGCACTAAGGGTGCCGAGGCTCAGTCAATGGGCGCAATGGCAATCCCTGGAGCGGCGGGTCTCTACGGAAAGATTATGCTTTCCGGTGAGCAGCTAGCGAACGCGGCTACGATTATGAGCGTTGGTAAGTCTATGGGTGGTACTACCCGAGACCTTATCATCGGTATCATGACCGCTATGCAGGAGTCCGGACTTCGCAACCTGAATTACGGTGACCGTGACTCGCTGGGTCTATTCCAGCAGCGTCCGTCGATGGGATGGGGTACTGCCGAGCAGATTAGGACGCCTTCCTACGCAGCCAAGAAGTTCTTCGAGCAGGAGCTAAAGGTTAAGGGTCGCGAGAAGATGGCCCCAACCCTGGTTGCCCAGGCGGTTCAGCGTTCCGCGTTCCCATATGCTTACGCCAAGTGGCAGCAAATGGCGGAGGCCATCGTTAAGGGCACCACCTTCCAGGGTGGCGGAAATATTGCCGCGCCTGGTGGAAAGGTACGACCAGTTAATGGACCGGTTTCTCGTGACTGGTACCACCACAGCAACCTGCCAAGGGCTACCGACTTCGGTGTTGGTGTCGGAACTCCAGTCCACGCAGCTATGAGCGGTCAGGTTATTACCTCTGCCGACCTTCGGGGTGGTCCGGGTAATGGCGGATACCGTTCTTACGGTAGGTACATCGTAATTGCCAACGGTGCCGACAAGACCCTTTACGCCCACCTTTCTTCCCGCAACATTGCGGCGGGTTCGACGGTTAAGGCCGGTCAGCTAATTGGTTACTCCGGTAACACCGGACATTCAACTGGTCCTCACCTCCACTTTGAGACATGGCGCGGTGGAGTAGATATTCCTCCAGGCCAGTTCGGAATCCCAGGTCTCAAGAAGGGCGGGTTTACAATGAACGACGGTCTAGCCATGCTTCACAAGAACGAAGTAGTTCTTACCGCTCCTCTAACCGAGCAGCTTAAGTCTGGCATTCAGCGAATTGACCAGGGCTCTACCAATGAGTATAATGTAAATGTGACATTTACAGGACCAGTCAATTCTGAAATTGATGTAGAGAAGGCTGTTACTCGTGCGATTCAGAAGCGCGAGAGCAAGCTCGGACGAAAGAGGAGCATCGGAAATTGAGCATGTCATTTCCACGTCCACGGTTGATGCGTTGGAACGGTAACGCCATCACCGACCACAACCGTGGACAGCTCAATGTAGACGTTGAGCGTATCGAAAAGAAGCAGCGCATGGCAAATGGAACCATGCGCAAGTACATCGTCGCGGACAAGCGCACGTTTGGCGTTCAGTGGAATATGCTGCCGAAGCTTACCACCCAGACTGTAGACGGTTTTTGGGGCGGCGAGGCAATAGAGGATTTCTACAACACCGTTCCCGGCCCCTTCTCCCTTGAAATCACAGACGGAGACGGTGAGGTTTACACCTACACCGTTATGTTCTCTGACTTCTCGAAGAATGTAATGAAGCGTGGAAGCGTTGACTTCTGGGAGATTTCCATTTCCCTGGAAGAGGTCTGATGCTTACCTCCAGCACCCAGCTACAGAATGCTCTCAAGCAGGCGTCTGTCCTGCGCTCGAAGCCACGAGTAATTGCTGAGTGGAATCATAATAGGTACACCCCCATCCAGACCGTGGATAATTTCGGGCTCGCTGAGGAAACGTACGGATACGACCTGGAGGTCTATCCGATTGAGTCTATCACCGAACCGCTTCGGCCTACCGCAGGTCTTCTCAAGGCCCGCGCAAACGAAGGTGGTGTCGTCCAGGGATATGGCGACAGCATTCGTGGATACCGAACCTACACAGCTTCTCCTGGTGCCAAGTACAAGTATTGGACCAGTCCTGCCCAGGCCACCGACCAGCCTTATTCCGGTGGCGGTTTTATTCTGCCCGAGACCACTCAGCCCTATGTCCTGTATTCACAGCCTGCCCTAACAAACAAACTGTACATCTGCATCGAGAATTCGTGGGCCAATCCCAAGATTTGGGATATTCAGATTACCACCGATGGAAGCACCTGGACCACCGTTGCATCGGACAAGGTTCCTGACTCAAGCGGCCTGGTTGTTTTGTACCGACAGGAAAATGGTACCTGGACCACCACTGTAAACCGTGGTACCGCCGTCTATATTCGAGGTATTCGCCTTGTAGTCAAGTCGATGGCGCGTATCCACTCTTGGTTCAATCTAATTGAAATGGGAGCACGTCTAGAGCAGGACCTTAGCGACCGTCTGATTGACTACAGCGTAAAGCACGAGATGGGCGACAGTGACCTTGTTACGCCTATTGGTGTGGCTTCTTCGAATACGGGTAATATCACCTTGTCCAACATCGACGGCATTTTCAATTACGATAACGTCAGCTCTCCTTATCATGGCCTAATTGACGGCAATGTAAAGTTTATGCTGGATATCGGCATTGATGTTTCGGCCTACGGTGGAACCGGCTACGAATACATCCGTCAGGCAACCATGTATTCCGAGGCTTGGGGTGGTGGAGAGGAGACCGTGCAGGTCAACCTCAAGGACGCAACCAAGTTCCTCCAGGAGATTAATCCCCTTCCAGAGCTGATGGAAAATGTGTCCATCGGCATGGCTATCTGGCGCATCCTGGATTCGGTCGGGTTTATTGATTACGAATACTCCAGTGCTGCGGATTCTGCCTCTAACCGAATTGCCTATTTCTGGACCAACACCGAACAGACCGTTTGGGACCAGATTCAGGACCTTTGCCGAACCACGCAGAGCGCTGTCTGGATTGACGAGTACGGCATTCTCCAGATTAAGACCAGGGACTCAGCCTTTGACAAGTCTAAGCCGGTTGCCTGGACGTTCGACTATGCCCAGAATGGCACAAAGCAGCCGGATATCGTTGACGTTACTGTCTCGGACTCATTCGAAGCCAACAAGGTAAACGTAAAGTACAGCACCACTAAGTTGGCGGAGGACGACCAGGGACGCCCTATCTCTGAAATTGTCTGGCAGCCAGAGGGTGATGTTGTGTTGCGCTCCACCTCATTGGCCAGCGATATGACAGCCGACGATATGCGCTTCTGGATTGACCCGAAGGACGTTGCGGTTTGGCCATACGAGGGCATGGTGAATATCCGTGGTGAGCTTATTAAGTACAAGGGCAAG